TTCATTGAGATTGGTCGCCAGGCTGATCATCATGACAGAGGTGAAACACACTTCTGGGAACTTGACGAAGTAGGCGCACCTAACACAGGTGTAGGTTACTTTACACTCTTTGCGTTAGCATTGATACCTCCTGTGTTTAATCGCTTTATGAAAAAGCATTTAGACAACTGGGACAAAAACTTTGCAACCGAAGCAGAAAGAGAAATAGCGAACTCTTTATCTTAATCCTCGCTGGGGGTGCAATCACAAGTTGCACCCTTTCTTTCCAATTGTAACAAAAGTTTAATCTTCACTCTTGACTTTTATTAAAACCTGTGCTATAAATAAAACTGTTTATAAAGTAATTCGTATTTTATAAATGAATAATCGTCGGGCATCGTCGAGCCCGATCTTTTTTAACTTGTGAGCGATGTGGTAAAAGCATCAAGCAGATAGGAGAAATAAGAATGGACGCACTCACCCTATGGATGGCAATAGGTTTCGCCTTTGCCGCTTATTCCGTAATAGCAAATGATTCCGTACAGACTCTCGGTACATGGATTGCTTCGAATAATGAGAGATTCAATTGGAAAATTATGTGGGGGTGTGCAAGTGCAGTTCTCCTTTATACATTGTGGTACGGTTGGACAGTGAATGGTGGAGACATTAGTTATGGACGACTAAACAAAATACCATTCCAAGAAATACAATGGTATCACGCAATGGCACCAGCATTACTTTTAATACTAACAAGAATTGGCGTACCGGTGAGTACGTCATTTTTAGTTTTAAGTGCCTTTGCAAGTACATTTGTATTAGAGAAGATGCTCGTAAAGAGTATGATGGGTTATGCAGTGGCGGCAGTCGCGGCATATATTATTTGGATAGGAGTTACTAAACTACTTGATGAAGCAAAGCCTGTCAAAGAAGAACATAAGAAAGCATGGCGTGTAGCACAATGGGTAACAACAGGCTTCCTGTGGTTTACTTGGCTCAGTCATGACATGGCAAACATTGCCGTGTTCCTACCAAGACAGATACCTTGGGACCTTATGGTATTAGTAAGTCTTATATTTGTATTTGGATTAGGATACATGTTCCGTGAAGGCGGAGGTAAGATACAAAATATTGTTATTGAAAAGCACAACACAAGATATGTTCGTAGTGCTACAATAATTGATGCAGTATACTTTTTAATACTATTGTTCTTCAAAGAAATAAACGATATACCTATGTCAACAACATGGGTGTTTGTTGGACTACTATGTGGACGTGAACTTGCTATGGCAACTATGACAGGCAAGGAAAAGTTCAAGACAGTATTTCCACTTGTAACTAAAGACTTCATTAAGATGATGATTGGCTTGGGTGCTTCTGTGGGAGTAGTGTTAATGATACACTATGTTATCGTACCAAACGGATATTAAAGTTTAATTTCTGTTAAACCATTTTCCCTATCAAGGTATTTAAAATCTATCTTGGTAGGGTTATATTTTTGCAACCAATCAAATACTATATTAGGATCAAATACTCCGCAAGTATATACATCAAGTTGTATCATAGCAGGATCTGTTTCATCCCATGTGTGTATTATAACATGACTAGTTTCTATAATAGTAGCAACAGTCAACCCTCTATTACCTTTCATATTACAATATTTGGCATATGGTCCCATTAGGATCTTCATACCTATTGCTTCTATCAAGGCTTTTACATCATTACTTGTAAGGGTTTCATCTGTTGGCGGATTAGTAACTTCCGCTCGAATTATCACATGTTTGTGAACTAACTGCATTTATGTCAGAGTTATTTATAACAAAGTTCTAATAAATACTCATATTACTGAGAGGGAAAACGATGATACCAGAACAAGGGATTATGACTATGAACTTCAAGCAAAGAAGTTTATTGTTTGCAAAAATAAGCCAAATTGCTTACTTAAATAAAGCCAATGCTACAAAGCAGGCTAAAAAAATAGGTTTTACAACTGTAGAGTACTACGATGTAAAAGGAGCTCAATCTTACCGTTTTATGAATAAACGTGATTTAGTTATAGCTTGTAGGGGAACAGAGCCAACACAATATGCTGATATTAAAGCTGATGCCAATGCATTGCCAGTTATAGCAGAAACAGTTAGTAGAGTACACAAAGGATTCAAAGGGCAAGTAGACGAGCTATGGCCAGCTATTAGAGAAGACTTAACTCGTACACAAAATAAAAATAAAGATGTGTGGTTTACAGGACACAGTTTAGGAGCGGCAATGGCAACTATTATGGCTAGTCGTTGTATGTTCTTTGAGCTAGTACCTAACCCAGAAGAACTTTACACATACGGATCACCAAGAGTAGGTTGGAAAGGTTACGTTGATAGTTTAGGCATTACCCATCATCGTTGGAAGAACAATAACGATATAGTAACAACTGTTCCTCTTGCAATTATGGGTTTCAAACATCACGGAACTATGCACTACCTAAACAGTTATGGAAATGTACGTAGACCTACTGGTTGGCAAATGATTAAAGATAGATTACGTGGCATGTGGACAGGAATCAAAAAAGGAAAAATAGATAACTTTTCAGATCATTTGATTCATAACTACATTGAACATTTACAAAACTACAAAGACGGAAAAGAAAACCCACAAAAATAAAATATGACTCGTAAAACAAATACCATGTTGATAGGCCTACTTGGTACTATACTTCTAGGCTTAGCTTCATGGACATTGATTACATTGATGGAGTTACAGATACTAGTTAGTATGATTGAACAAGACCTAATAAGTATTGACAAACAGTTTGGTCGTGTGTACAACTTTATAGATAGTGTTAGACAACGTTAAGTTGGCATAGGTGGAGGGAATCGAACCCCCATTAACTGGTTTGGAATCAGTTGTGTTACCATTACACCACACCCATAAAAAAAGCCCCTAATAAAATTAATTACTAGGGGCTTCGCAATATAACTTTTTTTAGAAAGTCACATCAAGACATACCCCTCAAGGGCCAACATAATTGTGTTCTGATAGTCTTTGACATGTTTGAAATTTTCCTGTGTTCTTAGTTATACATATAATATAACATCTGTATTTAGTGTTGTCAACCTTTTATTTTAGATTTATAATCTTTTATTGCAGATTTAATTGCATCTTCGGCTAGAACTGAACAATGTATTTTAACTGGCGGTAATGCAAGTTCTTCTACAATGTCCATATTCTTTACTGCTGATGCTTCGTCTAGTGTCATACCTTTAACCATCTCAGTTACTAAACTTGAACTTGCTATTGCACTACCGCAACCATAAGTTTTAAATTTAGCATCTGTTATTATACCTTCTTCAACTTCTATCTGTAGACGCATAACATCACCACATGCTGGTGCACCTACCATTCCTGTTCCTATATTATCTTTCTTTGGATCAAATGTTCCGACGTTGCGTGGGTTTTCGTAATGGTCAAGTACCTTTTCAGAGTATGCCATATTAGCCTCGTGTAGTTATACTACATCTATTTATAACTTATATTGGCTCTGGGGGAAGGACTCGAACCTCCACGATAAATAATTTGCCGTCATTTACCACACGAGAAACAATCGTGCGTGTCTACCAATTTCACCACCCCAGATTATTCTTATACTTTGTTAATCTTTTCTAGTGCAGGAATCATACGTGTTATACCTATGCCTCCGCCTACTCTTTGAAAGAAGTCAAACTCTAAGAACTTTTCTAGTTCCGCTTCAACTCTTTCCTTACCGAATAGTTTGAATAGTAACTCTGAATAAGCACCGTCTGTAATACTATGGAATGTATCACGCATCATATCAACATCACATGAGCGTTCTGCTGATCCAATAGTTTCCATACCACCTAGTATAACGTCCATCTTCTTTGCAGTATTTCCGTCATCGTTTCTAGCCATGTTCCAGAAAGGTGATGTTAGTTCAGGGAAGTTTGTAATAAGTGTTTGACCAAACTCTTTTTCCATTGCAAGTTCGTGTTCTGCTTCCATTTCTGTATCAGCACTTAGTCCAAAGTGTTGTTGCCATTCAGCATAAGTCTTTTCTGTAATGTTGCCAAAGCCTAAGTATTCACATAGTTCATACTCCATTGCTTTTAGATCATCTACACTACCTGGCATTTCAAATTCAAACATTGGAAATATTATATCATGTCTGCCTGGTATTGCGTTTGGTTCCTGTCTATAGGAAGTGGAGACACAAAAAAACCCCTTACTATCGGGGCTACTTAATAATTCATGTTCTAACCACATCTGGCCTGTTTGCGGCAATGGCCAAACCTGGCCTGCGTAATTGTATGTTGCTACATTGAATGGATCTTCACATGCGGCAAGTATGCTTAGTCTGTTTTGGGTATGGACTTCTAAAAATCCTTTATCCAAAAAAAATGACCTTAAAAGGCCAACTGTCTTCGTAAATTTATTTGGGGATATCAACTGCGTCATTTTCTTTTTTTCCTTTTCATTAGTCAAAAAAAATTTGCTCAACAAGTGCCGAGCTTAATTTTCCTTCTCATTATTTATCCTCGCGACTCCTGTTTTGCCGCAATGCGGACAATGGAAAGTGTAACGTTCAATACGTAACTTTTCTTCCATTGTCGCATAGGTGAACCAGTTAGAACAACTAGTGCAAGTTAAATGCCATATGATCTCTTTAACAGCATTAAACATCTAATCTTGTAATCCTATACAAGGAATAAGAATAGATTGCTTACAGTTATCTGGATAAGCAATAGCTGAACCAAGTATAGGCATACCTACCATACCAATAATGATAATCAAGAACGCCCATCCTAGTCCTTTTAGTGTGCAATAATTAGTTTGCTCACTCATGTTCGCCACCTGCTCCGCGACCAAAGCCGCCAAAGTACTCTGGCTTACGTTTTGCAGTTTCAAATGTTGCAACAGTGACCGCTATGGCACCAAGTAATAATGTGTGTAGTACCATACTGAACACACCCATGTACATGCTACCTACAATGATACCAAATACTGTACACCACATCCATGCAAGAACTTGCATAATCATATGTCGTGTACTAAAGTCTGGAATAACACTTAACGGATTCTTTTCATGATCCATTACTACATTCCAACTGTCGTATACCCATTTCCTCATAAGAGTCTCCTTTTGCTTGTCTATACGTACGACTAATGTAACATAGGAATTGACGGTTGTCAACCTAAAAGTGGTGCCGGCACACGGACTCGAACCGCGGACCTACTGATTACAAATCAGTTGCTCTACCAACTGAGCTATGCCGGCCTTGGAGCGGGTGAGGAGAATCGAACTCCTATCATTAGCTTGGAAGGCTAAGGTCTTACCATTACACAACACCCGCTCATGTGTTTAATATACATACTATATAGCATGTGTTCGGCTTAGTCAATCTCTTTATGAACAAGTTTGTTTATTTCTTTACTAAATACAACATAGGAACTGGATAATATGAGAAAACGTACAAGATCAATACTAGAAGAACTTAGTAGCTTTAGACAAACTACAGACAATGAAGCACTCGTACAAACTACGGGTAATAACCTTATTGAAAGTTCTATTAACTTACTTAATCGCATTGCAGAACAATACGATGCTGAAACTGCTTCGGACTTAGAAAGACGATTCATTAACAGTATACGTAGTGGCGACCCTCGCAAGTTCAAACGTGGTGTAGATAAAATTGTTGAATCACGCAACAAAAAGGATACAAACAATGATTCTTAATGAAGGCGGAAACATATTCAAAGATCCAGAGACTAAAGAACCTGTAACACAGCGTATCAATCAAGCTGACGTTGATCCTACACTTGCATGGTTAGAAAAGATTACAGGACTACCACATAAAGATTTTAAATTAGGTAGCACAGGAATTAGAAGTACAAGTGGCGATATGGATATTGCTGTTAACCAAGATGAAGTTACCAAAGATGAAATGGTTGCTAAACTTGCGGCATGGGTACAAAAGAATCACCCAGGAGACGATCTTAAAAAATGGATTAGAAAAAGTGGCATCAACGTACACTTCCTAACTCCAATCAATGGCAACCCTGAAGAAGGCTATGTACAAACAGATTTAATGTTTGGTGAGCCTGAGTTCATGAAGTTCGCACTCAAAGGCAGTGGCGACAACACACCATACAAAGGACAACATAGAATGATCCTTATTAGCAGTATTGCTAAAGCACAAGGATACAAGTTTAGTAGTGGAGCAGGATTAGTAGATAGAATTACAAATCAAACTATATCTAAAAACCCAGATGAGATTGCAAAAACATTAATGGGCGATACTGCTACAGCAAAAGATATGGATAGTGTTGAAACAATCATTGCAAAAATTAAAACAGACCCTAACTACGAAAACTTAGTTAAAGACGCTAGAGACAACTTCGAAAAGAACGGACTAGAGTTACCCAAATGAGATTTAACGAAATAATAAACGAAGCAGAAGCTCGAATACAACATGCTGAAGACTTAATCTTCTTCCATGGTAGTGCAGGTGCCAAACGTGCATTGGATTCAATTGCCAGCATGGGTACAGGAGGACATACTAATGCAACAATTAAATGGGATGGATCTCCCGCAGTCATTTTTGGCCGCGATGAAAATGGAGAGTTCATACTTACAGACAAGTCAGGCTTTGGTGCAAAAGGATACGACGGCAAATCAAAAAGTGCTGATGACCTTGAGCAAATGTTCCTCAACCGTAGTGGTGGAAAGAACAGAGATAAACCAGGCTATGTAGCATTCGCAGGTAGAATGAAAGCTCTGTTTCCTATTGCAGAAAAAGCTGTTCCAATTGAACACAGAGGATTCTTTAAAGGCGACATGCTTTACTTTGATACACCAACTAACAACAAAGGCGTATTACAGTTTACTCCTAACACAGTAACTTACACAGTACAAGCAGACAGCGATGTAGGTAAGAAGATACTAGCAAGTCAAGCTGGTGTAGTTATTCACAGAGTAGTAGATGCGGCAGGTGCTGAAAGTCCTTTAAAAGATTACGACATGTTCCAAGGATCAAAACTATTAGTGTTACCTCCAGTAGTTGCACAAACGGCTCCAGAGGTTGACCTAACTAAACTAAAAAGTTTACAAGGTGTTGTTGCTAAGAATGGTCCTGCTATTGATAGTCTGTTAGACACAGCTACATTACAGCAAATGCAAGTTAGTGACTTTGCACAAATACTTTATGCTTATACAAATAGTAAAGTAGACTCAGGATTAGCCAACTTAGGTAAAGACTTTGTACAATGGTTAACAACTAGCAAAGTATCTAAGAAGAAACAAGCAAAAATTATTGAGTATATTAAAACGCACATGAAGGCGTTTCAGGCAATGTGGCAAACTGTTTCAGGGATAATGGAAGTCAAGGACGATATTATTACACAAATGGAAAGCAAACAAACAGACATTAAGGCATCTATCGCAGGGAAGCCAGGTGGCGAGGGCTATGTATTAGCCAACCCAGGCGGCGATATTAAATTAGTAAACCGCTCTGAATTTAGTAAAGCTAACAGAGCAATTAAACGGGAGAGTAAACATGAAAGCATCTGATTTTGATAGCGACTTCGCCGACATGAAAAAAGGGTTTGACCCAGCGGACGATGATAATGCAGATATGGATAAAGAATTTAAGCAAATGCCAATGATTACACAGATTGGTAAGATTTTAGATTCAAGAGGTAACCCTAATCCAGTTACACATTTAACAAGTGAAACTGGCAAGAAATACAAAGCTAGTGTTACACATGCACAAACACTTAAAATGATGTTAACAACTGATGCAGTTAAGCCTGCAATCAAACGTGAGTTTACATTAGACATTGCACAAGACGAACTGTTAGGTAAAATGTTAAGTGCTAAGAGTCAAGAAGAAATGGTCAACATCTTTAAAGACAAGTATATGAAAGATGGTGGCAACACAGAACGCAGAAGTAATTACGCATAATGGAACTTAACTTTTTAACAGAACTACACGAAGCGAGGATGACTCGCAACACGTCTGATAACTCTAAATTAAGTTATACAGATTGTTGTGAGCGTCTTTACTTGATGACATTAGTGTTAGAACTGTTAAGAAAGTTTTCAGAGTTCAATGGTACCGTAGCAGGATACGCAACAAAGACTACACAGAATCAAAACTATAGACAGTTTAGGATGCATGGCACTGATCTCTATAACTTAATATATTTTGTTAGTGGAGACGATGATGCAATGATGAAACTCAAAGACTTTGAAAGTGCAAAGAAAGTTAGAGCTAGTACATTTTTACCTGTAATGGGATTAAACAGATGGCTAATAACTTTAAAAGGTACAAGCAAAACATCAGGCAGTGAAATGCTTATGTCAATTGAACGTGCTTGTAAAATTACTAATACTGATTACAAAACAATTAGACGAGCAGTAACTAATTGGGATAGGCTTAGTGGCGCAGATAAAAAGAAATGGGTAACTAAACTATTACTTGCTTCAAGAGCTAAACTTCGTAACAGTGATATTATTATGTACCTTGAAGAACTAGCAAGAAAAGCTAACCTTGAAGATACTAAAGTAAAAGACAACGAACCTACAGTAAGTAAGCCAGACATGGTACCAACTACTGCACAAGACCTAGCACTATACAGATACATTGTTGGTGCAAAGAACGTAATGGGAACTAAGAAGTTTTTAGATGCGGCAAAGAAAGGTCAAAGTATGTCACCTGCATTCGTTAAAGCATATCTACCAGCAGTAGAATTAATAGACGATATCGTAAAAGCAGGCCCAGGATACATACAAATGCTACGAGCATTGCAAAAAAGAGCTAAAAACAGCCGATAATCCATCCATTTTCCTAAAACGGATAAATAAAAGTAACCACAATACACGAGAAAAAGTGTGTGGCCATTAGAGCCGAGGGAAACCTCATTTATAACATAGGAGAAATAAAATGGCTGGAGTAGCAAGAACAACTGGACTAGGACATGCACACGCAACGTTATATAGTACAGCAAATTTAGGATTTTACGTAGTTGACGCAGGAGCTTCATTAGCGGCTGAAGGCGGAATTGGTAAAGCATTAGAACTAATTGCACAAGCAATTAACCCAATCGCAATGAACAGTGAAGGTACTGCTGGATTGTTAAACATTGTAGTTGACGACACACAGTGGGACGCGGCTTCTTTACAAGCGGCAATCAGACACTTAGGTGCGGCGGCTGGATCAGGCGACTATGACGCGACTGGTGCAACTGTAACTGCAGGTGGACAATTCATCGTAAGTGCATAATAGTACTAACGTAAATTAAAACTTAGAAAGGGCTCAGTTTTTACTGGGCCCTTTTTTTATGGCCATAAATAGATGCATGGACACATTCATCATTGAAACACTCGTAGACATAACCAATACTGGATTGAACAAGTTCAAAACTGAAGATCGTCATTTGATTAATCAACAGTCTAACTGGAATACAGCACAGCAAGTTATGAGTATGAGAGCAAACATATACTTTGATACAAAGCCCACAGTTGAAAAAAGAGATATTAAAGACTTTGGTACAGCGTTTAAGGGCAAACATAATGTATGGTCGTTTCGTTTTGATGTTGAACAAGAAGGTGCCCTAAGTGTTGATGCACTAAAAGATGACTTTGATTTAATACCAGTTATACCTGGTTTAGATAGCACAATTACTATAAATAATAGTGCGTTCAGAACAAAAGATTCAGAGCGTATTAATATTATTTTTAAAGTAGTAGATAAAGACGTATAAACTGCTAATAAATACTATAGTAAAAAGGCACATATAACATCTCGCATATAAACACATTAGGCTAACAGAAAAGTTTACTAATCACCATTTGAGCAATGGGTTTAAAGGATAAAATATATGGCAACGCCGTTAGAAAAAAAGAACTTAGAAGCACACGTTGATTTGTGCGAACAACGATATATACGTTTAGAGTCACGTTTAGCCAGCGTTGAGGACAAGCTAGAGCATGTCCATAATGATATTACACATGGCAACAAAGCTATGTTTAAAGTTTTAATTGGTGCAACAGGAACCATTGTTGCAGGACTACTTAGTACTATTGTAGTCATACTAATGAACTTTACCAACTAATTACACTTCCCTACTTACATAGATAAATACACGTATGCTGATACGTGAAGTCACATCAATAGACGAAAAACAAATTTGGGCACGTTCTGGAAAGAAAGTAGTCCGCAAGTACCGTTGTACCCAAGGTCCTCGTAAAGGACGTATAGTGAAGAAGATGTCGCAATGTTTTGCGGCACCTAATATTAAAGCAAGAATTAACATGAAACGCTTACGAGCTAAGATAGGCGGCAAGATGATGCGTAAGGCTCGCAGAACTAAACGTGTTAATCCTGTTTCACGCAGAGTACAAGCGTTAAATAAAGCTGGACGCAGAAGATGAAGATAGCAGAGATTAAAGAAGGCGTTATCGGCATATGGGGCAAGACAAAAGGCAAGTTAGTACGTAAATACAGATGTACAAGCGGAACACGTAAAGGGCGTATTGTTGCTAAGCCGGCAACATGTAACGCAACTAAAAGAGTTGGAAGTGCGTTAAATATTAAACGTGCTAAGGCTAAAAGAGGTAGTACAATGCAAGTCAGATCCTCTCGTACTAAACGTGCAAGTGGATTAAGTAAGAGAGTTGCTGGGGCAAATAAGCCACAGTCACAAGCAAGGTATAAAAAGCCTACAAGAAAAAAGAGTTTTAAAAAGAGATCTAAATAATGAGAGCAGACGAGTTTACAAAACCAAAACAAGAACAACAGGTTGTTGAAGTAGTTCCGGCTATTGCGGCGGCAGTTGGTAGAGTCGGTGCTCAAATGGGTACAGCGGCCGCGAAGGCCGGTATGAAAGTTGCTACTGCTGGAATGAAAGCAGGTGCTAAAGCTGGAGCCAATCTAGCTAAAGGTGCAGGTAAAGCGGCAATGAAATCAATTGGCAAGGCACAGGCTAACATAACAAAGAGCATACTTAAAAAAGGTGCCAAGTTAGCAATGCCAACAGCAGGGCCAGGTGGCAAAGAACAAGAATTTGATATAGATGACGTCCAAGGCGATCAAGTCATCTTAAAGAATCCAAAACCAAAAGCAGGTGAACCACAGTCGTTTGTCTATAACAAAAAAGACTTAGACGATGTAGTAAAACAAAAAGCTGATGCAATAGCACAAATGGGTAAAAGTTAATGAAACTAAAACAAGTGCTAGAGGGATTTACAATACAAGTAAGCAATGAGGAACAGGAAATTCTAGATAGAATGACTCATATTACTCCTCTCAATGCTTTTCCTCAGAGGGAACAATTTATTATTGAGAATTTGATTAGAAAAGCGTTGGTAACAAAAGTTGCTAACAAAGGTATGACAATGGTGATCGCAAATGAACTCGAAACGTATAATTGAAGATTTAGATAGTATTATGGAAGAAGGCCTTAATAGGGTACATGTTCCATATGCAAAGGGTAAGAGTGTTCGTATAAAGAACACCGTGATTAGACAGACGAAACAAGGATTTTTAGTGTTTGACGTAAAGACACATACAAGAATAGCAGAAACATTTAGTAAGCGTGGAGCCATTGCTTATGCAAAAGCTCGTGCTAAAGGATATGATGCAAAGTGTAGTGAAATACTAGATTTAGATGCAGGATTAAGCAAACATTACATGGATAGCTTGTTCCATAAGCATAGCATTGAACAAACGAACGACGAAATGCGTAAAATGGCGTTAGAAACTAGGTTTGAGATAGCAAAAGACCGTACTTTTCAATATATGGACCAAATCGACAGGTTCATCTTTAACGAAGAATGATAAATAATATTAATGTAAGGAACAACTGATATGAAACTTAACGATTTGAAAAAACCTTTAACAGCTAATGCTTTAAATGAAAGCCTAGCTAAAACTTTTGGAACAAGAATTGCTCTTGATAAATTTACTGTGGAGCAACTAGAAGATGCACGTAATAAATTACGTACACAGCTAAGCCAAGTTGAAACAAGCGAACAGTTTGAAAGCGTACATTCAAGTGATACATATCAGAAAGCTAAAATGTTCCTAGACGTTATCAATCAAGAGATGCTTGAAAGAGAAACTGCTAACGAAGCGAAACCAGACTTTTTAGATTTAGACAAAGACGGCGACAAGAAAGAGCCAATGAAGAAAGCCGCAAAAGAAAAAGGCGATTCAAAAGATTCAGACTCAAAAGGCTTATCAGCAAAACAAAAGAAACTTCCAGCAGGTTTGCAAAAAGCTATTGCAGGCAAAAAGAAAACTAATGAAGGCGCAGAAGAAGCGGCCACTTTAGTTATGGCGGCCAAAGACATGGTAGACCGTGTTACAGGTTGGATGGAAGACACAGCAGAAATGCAAACAGAAAGTATGCTAGAACTAGGCGACAAAATTAGAGATGAGATGGGTTCAGAAGCATCTGAAACATTTATTGGAACTGTAAAACCAGCACTAGAAAATCTTTACACAGTATTTGAAACAACCAGAGAAGCATTAACAGGTGGCGTAGCTATCGTAACAGGCGAAGGCGCTCCAGAGACTATGGGAACAGACGTTGAGGCTCCTGCAGAGGACCCAGCTATGGAACCAACAGTTGACCAAGACGCCGATGCTGAAGCACCAGTAGATGATGAATTTGGAGCAAGTGAACCTGCAACAGGCGGAGAAGAAATTGCGGACAGAGGTAAACGAGAAAGTGTTTTACGCTCACGCAGACTAGCTCAGTTATTAACTGATTCAAAAAAAAAGGTAGTACCTCAAGCAAAAAAGTAGCTGAGGCTTCCGATTCAGACACCAAGTCTTCCTTAATAAACGTATTTAGAAATGTGATAGGTAGTGCCGATACTCAAAATCAGCCTGCCTATCTTTCATTTGATGCAATGAACACTATCATGAAGAACTTAAAAAAGCCACAGTTTGATTACGATGGCTTCAAAAGAATTTATGATGAGAATCCAGAGATACAACCATTAGTTAAAAACTTTGATTCAAAAGGTATTACTCTTTACACAAAGAAAGAAGCACCTAGCGATGCACCAAAAGGTCAAAAGACTGACGGCGAAGTAGATAAAATGGCTCAACGTGCAACATCAAAAGCAACTGCATAACAAAACCACTTGACAACGTAGAACACTTCCTGTATACTATATAATGTATAGGAGGAAACTATGAATGAAGTATCTATTGTACCTAATCTAGTTTGGAAATATAATTATAGTCCAGGCTTTGATGTACAAGCATTTAAAGACTACCAATCCACAGAAGCACAGTTACATCAAACAGAAGCTGATGGTGGCAAGAGTACGGCAGGTCATGCTAACCCTCCTCACGAATGGGAATGTAATAGAGATTTTATGATTTGGTTACGTCCAAAGATTGAAATAGCTCTAGCTGAATGGGATATACAGTACACAGATATTATTGCTACAGGTAGTTGGACTAATTTACACAAACGAGATGCACATACATTACCACATGATCATGGTAGTGCAAACGTAGTAGTGTCTGCATACGTACAAGTTCCACCACAAAGTGGTAACATAGAGTTTGAACAGTTACTAAGAACTAACTGGTCAGGTTATTCACGTATTCCTACTAACACAATACACGATTACTGGAAAGAAGTAAGTGTACAAACTAATGACGTTGTAATATTTCCGGGTTGGCTAACACACAAGACTCAAGCAAGTAACAGCGATGAAGATAGAATTACATTTACTATTAATACCAACGGCAGAGATAGGAACGATATACCACTATGACACAACGTATGGACCTAGGCACATTAATGAGTGCAAGTAATCAATGGATAGTAGATATTAGATGTCCTTTCCATGAACAGTTTTTACAGCTATTTGAAAATGACAAGTTTAGGGGTGAAGACCAAAGCAAAGTTAAAACAACATTCAATGGTTACCAATATGATATTACTCCTCCTAACTTACCTGCATGGGGTGGCAAAGTTGTAAGGTCAGATAAGATGAATCCTGACACACCTGAACAACAAGGCTTTCCAAGCAGTAAACTTCTTAAAGAAACAAGATTTGAACCATCAGTACAGTCAAACTTTCCTCCTATAGACAAAGAAAAGTTTGATAACATTGATTGGAAACAACTAATGGAATGGGTAATGAAAGTTGTTAGACGCAACGGCATTCCTGTTAAAACTATTAAAGTAAGTAAGACTTGGTGTGTTGACTATAGTGATGGCGGATACCAAGCAATACACAATCACGGAAGTGCATGTATTAGTATGGTAATGGCTATGGATGAAACTCCTGTTAACGACAGTGACCATAAAACTATGTCACCTGACAACGGTATGCTTTACACACTAATGCCTAATCCAGATGGTACACAAGAATACAATCAATTTGCACCATATCCAGGTAGAACAGTTATTATGGATGGTAGAGTGTGGCACGGAGTTTATCCTTGTAAAGCACCAAGGCGTACATGGGTAGTTGACTTTGACTTTGATTACTTTGCACCAGACGAGGAGTTTGATCCTAATGAGTGAAACATGTGAAACATGTCGTATTGCAATCAGCGAGGACGGCATTGAAATAGATTCAAGTCAAGGTGATATTATATTAGAAGCAACAGTACTTGGTGGTATTGTAATTGTTATAGCATTATTATATGTAGGCAAGAAGTGGATAGACAGGAAATTTAAGTAATGGATAAAGTATACACAGGATACAATCAAGCTGTAATTGAAACACACTATGACGGATGGTCTGTTGTACATCAACAAGCAAACAATCACGTTACAGAAGTTAAAGACTATCCTAGACGAATACAAAGTACTATTGATCCTAACTGTTTTGTAGGTATGGAAAACTGGGTTAGAGATAAAATGAATGAACATAACATACCCGTAAAGAAAGTAACAGTAGACGAAAGCTGGTTGCACAACTACAAACCACACGAGTATCAGAGTGTACATAATCATACAGGCAAACCTAATCTAATTAGTTTAGTAATGTATGCACAAGATTTAGAATTAGATCTACCAAACGATAATTCGGGTTCGTTATACACGATTATTGCAGAAAGAGATCTTACCCTTAGTATTAATGAGATAGTACCTACACCAGGTAAAACAGTACTAATGACAGGCAACGTTAATCATGGAACGTACCCTTACCACAACGTAAGGAGTGCATTGGTTATCAATTTTGTAACAGAATGGCTAGAGCCAGAGGAAGAAATTAAATGAGTTTAATAACCGAACAGTATGATTATAAAGAGCTAAAAAGAGAAAGCGTAAACGGCAAGCGTTTGTACGCTTGTCCAGATGGTAACCATGTAGCAAGTGTTACAACAATCCTTAGTAAAACGAAGGATATGACGCATTTAAACGCATGGCGTAAGCGTGTTGGAGAAAAGAAAGCACAAGAGATTGTAACAGAAGCCGCTAGTGTTGGAACACGTATGCACAAGTTCTTAGAGGATTACATACTAGAAGGCGAATGGCCACAACCAGGCAGTAACCCTTACAGTCAACAAGCAAACAAGATGGGTGAACAAATCCGTGATAATGCTATGGTTGACGTAGATGCTATATGGGGTACAGAAGTGATGCTTTATCACCCTCAAATCTACGCAGGAACGACTGATCTTGTAGGAACATACAAAGGCCAGCCTTGTATTATGGACTTTAAACAATCTAACAAGCCTAAGAAGAAAGAATGGATTGAAGATTACTATTTGCAGTTAACAGCCTATGCCTTAGCACATAACGAAATATACGGCACAGACATTAAAGAAGGGCATGTATTTGTATGCTGTCGCGACTTAACGTATCAGCAGTTTGATCTATGGCCAGACGAATTTAAGGAGTGGGAATCTAAGTGGTGGGACCGTGTATATCAATATTATGACTCCATGAAGTGATAAATACTAATAGCAAATTAGGAGAAATATAGTGGCGATTGTACAAATTTCACGTATACAGGTTAGACGCGGACAAAAGAATGCAGGTACTGGCATACCGCAATTAGCTGGCGGTGAGTTTGGCTGGGCTGTAGATGCTAGAGAACTTTACATTGGTAACGGTTCAGTATCAGAAGGTGCACCAGCAGTTGGTAATACAAAGATTATTACACAACATGATAACTTGTTTACGTTTGCAGACACATACAAGTACAAAGCAACGGATGAAACAATCCAAACAGGTGCTACTGCTACAACTCCAGTTACTAGAACATTACAAGAAAGACTAGACGAAACAGTAAATGTATTGTCGTTTGGTGCATTAGGTGATGGTTCAGATCAAACAACAGTTTTACAAAGAGCTATTGATCAACTATACCTAAACAATGCATCAAAAGGAAGTGTTACAAGTAGAGTAAAATTATATTTTCCAGCAGGTAATTACACATTATCAAACAGTTTAAAAGTTCCGCCACATGCTACACTAGTTGGTGAAGGCAGTGAAAGAACAATCATTACACAGACTGGTGCGTTTCCAATTATAGAAACTGTTAATAGCACAAGTACTCCAGGTACATATGCCAGTGATGCAACTAGCTCATTTATTAATCAAGCACAAGATATTAAAGTGTCAGGCTTTACACTAGTACAACAAACTGTTAATACAGGACTAGCATTGACTAGTTGTAGAAACAGTACGTTTGAAGATATTACTATTAAAGGCACTTGGTCAACAGGTACAGTAGTAACAGCAACACAAGTTGGTGTACTATTAAACAGTTTATCAACAGCAGTAAGTTCAAACAATAATACGTTTACTAACTGTACTATCGAAGGACACTCATATGGTGTGTTTAGTGATTTTGATATTAAAGAAAATACGTTTAGTAATACAACATTTAAAACTTTAGACAGAGGTGTTGTATTTGGACAAGGAACTACTATTGGTGCTCAAGGACAATTAACAGGTCCACAGAAAAATACAATTACTAGTAGTACATTTACAGACATTGACGAATACGGTATATTTGTTAACAAGGGTAACTATAATAGAAGCACACATAACACATTTACTAGTGTTGGTAACAATGGTGGAGCAAACTCAAATGCTTCATTTGCTATTATTAAGTTTACAGACGGTACTGCATTAACTAATAGCAGTGACGGTGACTTCTTTGACAGAACAGCAGATTTGTCATATAACCAAACATTGATTTCAGGCTACAAATATGTACCAGAAGTTGAAGGGCCAGGATTATTTAAAAATGAGTTTTCATATAGAATTCCTGTAGCACAACAGAATACATTTGTAAGAGTATTAAAGTGTAGTGGCGAAGTTAGTAAAAACGTACAAATTGCGTATGTATACAAATCAACAGCCGTTAACGCAATTAGAGAAGGTGTACTAAACATCTTTGTTAACCTTGCAGACGGAACTACGCAAACAACAGACGAGTTTACATTTTTAGGAACTGACGCATACAGACCTAATTTAGAATTTCAAACAGCATTAGCTGATGAGGATGGAGATGCAACTAACGAAACAATAGTTGTGCAGATGAAGAATACAACAACTAGTGATACAGGGTCAATATCCTTTAACGTTACATATAAGACTTAATGCAAGAATTAAATTTTGAGAGCAGGCTCTTTGACTGGTCTAGATTTAGAAAGAAACTAGAAACAAGTAATAAGCCCTTCCAGGACGCAATCTCCTACTATGATAGACACGAACGCTGTAAATTAAGCATTGATCCTTGGGATCGTGCAACATGGCCT